CGGCACCTGGCTTTATTGCCACGTGCCAATCTTGGCTTTCTGAGAAATTCACCTCATTTGCGAAGTATCACACTGCCACCCCTATGGCACTTTATCTCCGCAATGACTCGCCTCCAAATCCTTCGACCACATACTTTCCTTCGAAGTGGTCCTTTTTAATTTGGGGCGGAGCAATGAAGAAGTACCTTTCATCACGAATTATTTCCCGCGGGACATCAAAGAAAAGAACCAAACTGTTCTGGTCCTTCCTGCAGGGAATTAAACGTGGCACAAAGACAGTAGATGAGGATTTCGTCCTCTCTGCCCTCGTCGACCACGCTTCAATTCTGTCGCTTCCCTCTCCTGATCTTAATCGTCAGCGTCTGCTATATCTCGAGCCAATGCTAGAGTCCGTTTTTCGGACTCGCGTTGGTCCTGGATTGATCGAGACGAAGTCTGGTTCATATGCTGCCACTAATAGTGCAACATTTGAGTCAGCCCGATCTTCAGGAGGTGGTCGCCAGTTAATTCGTGACACCTTCTCAGTCGAACAGGGTCTTCCCCGTTCAGCACAATCGAGTTTCTTCTATGGTAAAGAGAAGACGACCCTGGATCTTTATGATGTTCCTCTCCATTCTATGGTCGAGACATCACCAGGCATCGTTTCCGTAGTCTACTCGAATGCACCAACCTTCCTTCTCCAGGATAACCTTTTGAGACATACCACTACCAATGTGAAATTGCGTCACTCACCTGCTGAGACGCCCATTGGTCATGCTGCAGTCTCAGCGGTCCTGGAGCCCTTGAAAGTCCGACTGATCACTAAGTCTCACACTTTTGATCAGGGATGGGCCAAGACAATACAAAAAGCCTATTGGTCTCATCTGAGCCAAATACCGGCATTTGTCCTGACAACCCGTCCCCTTTCTCAACTCGATTTTAATGTCCTTCTTCATCAAGAAGCTCAGATTCCGTTCGTTATTTCTGAGGGTAAGACCCTCTTTGATCACTTCCAGGAGTCTGACACTGATTGGATATCCGGTGACTATAAGGCCGCTACAGATGGTCTGTCCCTTAACCTAACAAAGTTCATCAATGAACATTTTATGCTAGCGTTGGATTTGACCTCTGAACAGCGTGCTGTCGCTCGCACTGTCCTCTATGAACAAGACATTTACTACCCTGCTAATTATGCCGACGCTCTTGCCGATCGACTTTCCGACCTCGGAATCGATTTTGG